ATAATCTGTTATTAAAAGCATATTATACATTGTATGAATCAGTCTAAATTTAATATCTTTATATTGAATTTTTTTCATATTCCTTGTTACATGTAAGCATTTATTAGAAAGATTATTGAGTTCTTCATTTGAAAAAGGTATATCTATTTTTTTATATTTTTTTAAATATATATATTTTAATAAATAATGACATATACAATCAGATAATCTACGAATCGGAGATGTAAAATGAGAGTATTCAGGCATTCCGACTAAATCGTGTGAATTATTTTTTGATAAATATTCGGCTTTGATTCCATTTGTTATAATTTCATTCAATAATTCATTACCAGATTTATTATACATATTAGATAATAAATCTTTTGCTTCACATGTTCTAAAAATTCCTTTCCCATCTAAATTTAATTTTAGATATTCTCCTACAAATGAATTGGCTAATATAGCAAACTCAGCAATCATTTGTTTCATTTTAACTTCATATTCATCACTTTTATAAAGATATGGAATTCCGTTTATATAATTCGGATAAGATTGTGATAACTCATTTAATTTTATACCAATTGTTTTACCACCTCTTATTTTTTGTAAAGCATTACTTATCATAAGACCTGTATATATGACTTGATTGGAATAAATTTTATCACATGCTGATTTATATGATAGTGCATTTTTTTTATTAACCTTTATTTTTGTAAATAATAATTGAATATTATCAGGATAATATGTCTCCTCGTTAATATTCATTAATATAGTTATGGATGCTTTTATATTTCCTTGGTAATTATCCATTAAACTGGCTTTTTCCATTATTTGATGTGGAATCATATGAATAGGAGGTCTATTGGAAGGATAATGTGTAATTACTTTATCAACAATATCAATCCATAATTTAGATTTAAGACTAATATATTCGGTAGGATCTGCTATATGTATAGCTAAATAAAGAACTTCTTTTTCTTTATAAATACTAAAAGCATCATCTGCATCTTCACAACCTTCAGGGTCAATACTAAATACATCTAAATGTGTTAAATCAACTCTGTTTGGTATACTATAGTTATGTGGTAGTTTATTATTTTCAAATAAAAAATTTAAATCTACATTTTCTTTTGGTCTATATAAATTTTCTATATAATGTGTGTAATTTATTTCGTAATTTTTATTTTCATTGATCATTCTGTATAATTAATGATATAATATTTAAATATATTTATTATATCATATATGCTTTATAAAATACAATTAATTATAACATTTAATTATCTGTATTATCTGTATATTGACATATTTCGCAATATCTTATTCTAATCATTTGTTGTTCAATCGGTCCTTCTATATAATCTTCAACAAATTGATGGTTACATACTTTACATAATTTTTCATCAATATTTTTTAATATTTGTTGATTAATTTTTGATGATTCTTTTAATTGAATGCTTAAATTATAAAAATTATTATTAACAAAATCATCGTCACCTAATTGTTCTAATTGTTCAACATTTCTATCTATTTCACATATATTTTTTAATATAAAATCAATATCTTGTTCTTGTCTAATATATTTTTCTTTGAGAGACCTTAAATAAAAAATATGTGTATAATTATTAGCATCGATTTCTTCCATGTATATGACTATATATAAATAATATTTTTTTTTAAGTTTATTTTAATTATTCATTAAATGTACGCACGAATAAGATACGATTAAATATATTAATAAAATCTAAGAAAAAATTTAATCCTTCTGATGGATAATTTGCGATTCTTTTTACATTGCATAATTTAGAATTATTGAATATTTGTTGAGTATCGTATGAAATAAAAAGACTGAATATGACAATAACTATATATGATATTATTTTCTGCATAGACAAGAAATCTGTCTTATTACTTGTAAATAGGGTTATAATGGTAAATAATGTAGTTACAAATAAACTTACAAATAATGCGGAATATACATAATTGAATGTTTTTTCAAAAAAAGAAGGAAAACTATATACAACACCACTCATTACAGCAAATATAGATAAAATAATTTTACATGCTTCTGTAATATATTTATAGTATTTATCTGATTTAAAATAGGGTATAGTTAAACCAGAAAGAAAATACACACATGTAATATATAATAAGTGTGAAATAATTAAAGAGCTATAAGATTTCTTAGTAAAATATTCTGGCATATAAAATATTAACATGATAATGCTAAATAATATACCTAATAATTGAAAACTCGAATATTTATTATATTGTTCCCAAACTTCATTATTAGGTAATATTTTTTTTTCATTTTCTTTTGAAAACATAATTTTATTTTGTACAAACAAAAACAGGTAAAACATAATACAACCCAATGTTAAATATAGATAAACATTAAATACATAATTATCACATGTAGGTACTCCATTTTTAAACGAAAATTTTGTAATTAATAAGATATTAACTATTAAAAAAAATATTCCAATCATTGGATCTGTTTTAAAAATATCCATATATATATATAATTTTAAAAATAAAAAATTATTTCCTTATATAAAATTATCTATATAGATAATATTTTTTAAATAATTATTAAATATATAATGTATTACGCATATAATCCGACATGCCATTGTTTTGGTTTTTTTTAATTAAATTTCTAACAATATCTTTTGTAATTGTAAATGGAAATTCTACTTTTAATGTCATTTCTTTTTCAAATAAATTAGATTCAGGTTTCATTAATCTATATAAATTCATTTTTGTATGAACAATTTCCAGACATCTTTTTAAATTGCGAACACCCTTTTCATTTTCAGTTAAATTTTCTACAATATAATCAATTGTTTCATCAGGAACAATAATTTCATTTTCTTTAAAATTCACTTGTTCAATAATTTTTGGAATAAGATAATCCTTAGCGATTATACGTTTGTCTTTTCTCTCATATCCTTGAGTTTCGATTTTATACATTCTATCAAGTAGAATCGGATTAACCTTTGATTCATCATTATAACTAAATATGAATAGACATTTACTTAGGTCAAAATCGATTTCTGAGAAATATTTATCGTGAAATTGAGAATTTTGACTTGTATCTGTTAAATGTGTTAATATACCAGCAATTTCTTCACCTTTTGCGGTATCACTTATTTTATCTAATTCATCAAAATAGAATACAGGATTCATTGATTTGGTTTTTACCAATATATCTACAATTTTACCCCATGTACTACCTTCATATGTATAGCTATGTCCTTCAAGATAACTACTATCTGTTGCTCCACCAAGAGCAATAAATGCGAATTCTCTGTTTAATATTTTACTGATTCCTTCTTTTACAAGAGTGGTTTTACCAGTTCCCATAGGTCCTTTTATAGCAATAGCATTTCCTATAGCCTTAGGATTACTAATCCATTGACCAACCAACTGCATTATTTGAAGTTTGGCATCATTTAGTCCGTATACAGCTTTATCTAATAATTCTTTAGATTTAATCATATAAGAATGACACTCGTCAATTCCGTTTTCTATAGATAATGGTAAATTATTATAATGATTAAATGGAATTTTCATAAATGTATCCACCCAATTTTTAATTTTATAATATTCACCATTTCCAGGTTCCATATTTCTTAGTGATGAAATTTTATTCAATGCGATTGATTTTAAATTAACAGGAATATCCGATTCTAATAATGTCAGTCTATATGGTTTTTGAACAATATTTACTTTGTTAATTTCTTCTACCTCATTAATAAGTTTTTCTTGTTCTTCAATAGATAATTTTTGTTGAAAGAACTTATAATCATTAATTAAGTTTTTATTATTAATTAAATCTTTAAATTTTTTAGTATTTTTTGTTTTTTGATGTTTAAATTTTTTATCAATTTGTTTTTTTAATTTTTTTTCTTTTAATTCTAAATCTTTAATACCTTCTAGAGCAATTTTATTTTTAGGGGTTTTTTCCAAAAGGGATTCAAATGTTTTTTTAATTTCATTAATAGTTTCTTGTTGTTTTTCAAAACTTTCTTTATTTTTATTTGATTTATTTTCATCATCATCATCTTCTGAGTCATCTTCTGAGTCATCTTCTGAGTCATATTCATCATCATTTTCCGATTCATTATCATGTGATTCATTATCATCAGAATCATATTCTTCTTCTGAGTCATAGTCTGAATCATTTTCAGAATCATCATCATTAAGTAATGGGTCACCTATAGTAAATATAATATTAAATCCTTTTTTTCCATTTTTATTAAGACTAATATTATTTTCATTATCATCTTCGTCAATTGTTTCATATTCATATTCATCATTACTATCTGATTCATCTTCGATTACTCTTTGTTTTTTACGCTTATTTTTAGATTTTTTAACAATATTATCGTTATTATTAATAATATTTTTTTTATGATTATTTTTAGATTTTTTAACAACAATGTTTTCATTATCATCACGTTCGCGTTTATTTTTATTTTTTTCATCATTTTTTATTTTATTAGTTAAAAACTTAGATGGAAATATTTTACTGATGTATTTTCTATATTCGTGCATATCCATCTCTTCATCATCATCATTCTCATCACTATCGCTACTATATATACTTTTATCATTATCACTACTATCACTATCCTTGTGATTTTTTAGTTTTTTATTATTATCTTGTTCTTTTGCTTTCGCTTTTGCTTTAGAACGAGTATTATAACAAGATTTTTTAGGAGACTTCATATTTTGTTCTTTAGAGAATGACATGTTGAATTAATTAATGTTAATTAAAATTAATAATTAATATTTAAGTTCAATTTTTATTAAAAATAATTATTAATTTTAATAAAAATAATTATTAATTTTAATTAATATTATAAAAAATTGAACAATTAAAACAAGTTAAATATATAATAATAATATAAGGAAGTAAAACATGGCAGATAAAATCAAAGAAACTATTCCTAAGAAGAAGAGCTCTAAAATTATAGGGATTCAATTTAGTATATTAAGTCCAGATGAAATTAGAAGAGGTTCAGTAGCAGAAATTACATCGAGGGATACATATATTAATAATAAACCTGTTAGAGGTGGGTTATTTGACCCTCGAATGGGTGTATTAGAACCCGGTTTAATATGTCCAACTGATGGTCTAGATTATATGCAAACCCCAGGATATTTTGGACATATTGAGTTGGCAAGACCTGTATTTTATATTCAATATCTCACTACTATTATTAAAATTTTAAAATGTGTTTGTATTAAATGTAGTAAATTAAAAATAAGTAAGGAAAATTATAAACAAGCTTTAAAAATGAATGGGTCTGAACGTTGGAATTATGTATTTAAATTAGCTAGTGGTGTTACTAGATGTGGTGAAGCAAGTGATGATGGATGTGGATGTTTACAACCAAAAAGAATAAAAAAAGAAGGATTAGCAACATTATTTGCGGAATGGGATAATGTGGATGGTTTGAGTGATGATGATAAAGATAAACTAAATATGAAATTAACACCTGAAATTGTTTTAAAAATATTCCGTCGTATTTCTGATGATGATGTGAATTTTATGGGATTTAGCCCTGTGTTTTCTAGACCTGATTGGATGGTTTGTCAAGTATTGGCAGTTCCTCCACCAGCGGTTAGACCTTCTATTAAAATGGATGGACAACAAAGGAGTGAGGATGATATTAGTCATATTTTAGTTAATATTATTAAGAGTAATAAAACTCTTCAAGAAAAAATACAAGAAAATGCAGCAAGTAATATAGTTGATGATTGGCACACAGTATTACAATATTATGTTGCTACTCAAGTTGATAATAAAATTCCAGGAGTTGCTTCTGTAGCACAGAGGTCAGGAAGACCATTGAAATCTATTAAAGAAAGACTAAATGGAAAAACCGGACGTGTTAGAGGAAATCTTATGGGTAAGCGTGTTGATTTCTCGGCAAGAAGTGTTATTACACCTGACCCAAATCTTTCAATTCGAGAGTTAGGTATTCCTAAGAAAGTTGCTAAAAATATTACTAAACCGGTAACAGTTAATTCTAGAAATATTAAGTTTCTAGCAACATTAGTTAGAAATGGTCCAGATGAATATCCTGGAGCTAAAATTTTAGAAAAAGAAAACGGCGAACAAATTACCCTAAGATATGCTGACAGAGATACCATTTCTCAACAGTTAAAACATGGAGATATTGTTCATAGACACATGATGAATGGTGATGGTATACTATTTAATAGACAACCTACACTACACAGAATGAGTATGATGTGTCATATTGCTGTTATCATGGAAAAAGGTGATACATTTAGAATGAATGTAGCCGATACCAAACCATATAACGCGGATTTTGACGGGGATAGATTTTGTCCCCAACAGATGACTGCTCAATAAGTTGTAGATAATACTTATTGAGAAAAACAGTGTAAAATCTACTAGTAATTGTATTTGATGTAAAGGTACAATTTACTAATATAATCATCTAGTCATTAATTAAAAATAATATAAAAATAAAATCGCTCTATTAATAAACAATAATAATATGAATATCATATTAAGTAAAGATGAAATAAACAAAGTTGTTGGTGAAATATACAAAATAACAAATACTACAAATGGAAAACATTATATTGGTCAAACACGTAGTCACCGATTAAATCATAATAAATATAGACCATTTGGACATTTAGGAAGATTCAAATACCATATACATGAAGCAAATTCAAATAAAAAAAATATATCTAGATATTTGAATTCAGCATTAAGAAAATATGGTGAGCATTGTTTTACTTGTGAACTAATTTATACTTGTAAAGTAGATGAATTAGATAAATTAGAAAAACAATATATATATGAATATAATTCTAAATTTCCAAACGGTTATAATTTAACAAATGGTGGAAAAGGTTTTACAGATGTAAAAGGTGATTTTATTTGGAAAACAGAAACCAATGAACCACGAATATTAGAACCTCATCTAAAAAGTGACTACACAAAAAATTTGATTTCTGAAAGGTTAAAATCATATTATAGTAATAATGAAAATTGTGAAAAAAGAATGAAACAGATACAGAATCAACATTTGGCTAAAA